AGAAAGCTAAAGATAAATCAAAGTACACTTGGGATGTTATTACATATAGGTCTACACAACCAGAAATGCCTGGGGGAGTATTGTGGCATTCTTATATGCCGAGAAAGAAATTAGATACTCTAAAAAGGGAGTATGCTGAGGCAGGTAGGCAACAGGGATATTATCAAGAGTATGAATTAGAAGTACAGAATGTTGACGATGCTTTATGGGGACAAAATTATATTAAGGAGTGGAAGGGGTATTATTTATATGAGGATGACATTAGCTATTTATTTATTAATAAAGAGAAAGTTCCTGTCAATACTTTTATTGGATGTGATCCAGCTACGGATATTGATACTAGAGATTCAGATTTTAGCGTTATTATGGTTGTTGCTGTCGATCCAGAGAATAATGCCTACGTTCTTGAGTACGAGAGGCATAGATCAATTCCAACTGTTGGTCCAAGAGGTACGGATGACAAATTAACTGGAAAAAAAGGTGTTGTTGATTATATTATGGAATTACATGAGAAATATCATTGTCGTTCAAGTACAGTTGAAGATGTGGCAATGAACCGATCGGTGTTTCAGGCATTAAATGAGAGACGCAGAATCGAAAATAAGTTTGAAGTTGCAGTGATACCTGAGAAGCCAGGAGGTCAACAGAAAAGAAATAAGATTTATTCAGGTTTATCTGGCAGATTTAGCACAGGAACGGTATATTTAAGAGACAATATGTTCGATTTAATGCACGAAATCGTTACATTTGGGTCAAAAATGGCACATGATGATACAATTGAGACACTTTTTTATGCACTTTTGCACGCTTACCCTCCAAATATGAAGCCAAAAGGTGAGGGAAAGGAAAGAAAGTGGTTTAAACCAAAAAGAAAGGCAAAGCCTTGGATGGTGGCATAAATGAAT